GCGATGTATATTTTGGAACAAAAAATGAAGCTGCTAATGATTCCTATACTATTATATTAGAATGCATTAAGATTTACGGTAATACATAGGAGGTTTTTATGAGATACAATTCAGTAGTTAACATTTCAGCAAGAAATGCAAATAAAAACAAAATATCTTTTGGCGATCATGCTTATGTGTATATGCATGGCGGAGTTCATTCTCCTGACGCACGTCCTAAAAAAAGGTATAAGAAAGGCGGTGCCGGACTTTATGCCAATATTCATGCTAAAAGACAAAGAATTGCTGATGGTTCAGGAGAAAAAATGCGTAAACCAGGAGATGAAGGAGCTCCTAAAGAAGGTATTTTTAAAGAAATAGCGAGAGGATAAACATATGGCTACTTCAGGAACTGTAGATTTTAATCTAAGTATAGCAGAAATTATTGAAGAAGCTTATGAACGTTGCGGTTTAGAATTACGTACAGGTTATGACGCTAAAACAGCACGTCGTTCTTTAAATCTTTTGTTTTCAGATTGGGCTAATCGTGGTTTAAATCTTTGGGTTGTAGAAGAAGTGACACAAACTATGGCACAACTTTCTACAACGTCTGCTATTACAGAATATCCTTTAGGAACAATTACTTTAACAGTAGCTGCTTCTGCTAATTTGACTATTGGCGAAACAATTACAGGTTCTGTAAGCGGAGCCACTGCTAAGGTTATTACTAAACCTACAGCTACTACCATTACTATAACGGTGCCCGTAGGAACTTTTGTAGCAACAGATGATGTTACAGGAAGCACTAGCGGAACAGTAACAGCAGTAACTACTGTTCCTAGTTTAATAGATACACAAGCTACAGTGGATATCTTAGAGGCGGTTATACGTCGAGATGGTTCTGATATATCGATAGGAAGAATAAGTCGAGGAGATTATCTTGCTATTCCTGATAAAACATCCCAGGGAAGACCTACTCAATATTACATAGATAGACAAATAACACCTATTATTACTGTATGGCCTGCTCCAATTAACTCTACAGATCAATTAGTATACTATCGTGTAAAACGCATTGAAGACGTAGGAACTTCACAAAACACTCCCGATGTTCCTTTTCGTTTTTTACCGTGTTTAGTTGCAGGACTTTCTTATTATTTAGCTGTTAAACGTGCTCCTCAAAGAATAGGACTTTTAAAACAAATGTACGATGAAGAGTGGCAACGTGCCGCAGCAGAGGATAGCGAAAGAGTTGCTTTACGTTTAGTACCAACACAACAGTCATTAAGGATTTAAAATGCCTCGTTTTGCTAGTAATAAATACGCTAAAGGAATTTCAGATAGGTCTGGAAGAGAATATCCTCTTAAAACTATGATTTTAGAGTGGAATGGATTACTTGTAGGACCAGATGAGTTTGAGGCTAAACAACCTCAACTTAGTCCTCCACGTATTCAACCTGACCCGCAAGCTTTACGTATTAGTCGTCCGGCGCGAACAGAACCGCCTGTAGAAGTATTATTAGGATTTAATCCTTTTCGTTCTGGTACAGCTGGTTCTACTACGATTACTATTACGCAACCAGGACATGGTTTTTCTACGGGCGATATAACACGGTTTCGTAATTCAGCACCTTTTGATGGTTTTTCTATTAGCATGATTGAGACATCGAGTGGTTTTGCGGTTACGGTAGTAACAAGTAGCACTTATACAATTACAGCAACAGGAGGGGAAACAGCTACCTCCGGAGATACGTTAGGCGGAGGCGGTGACGTTTCGTCTGGCCCTGTTACAGTGGAGGCATAATGGCATTTACATACACAACATTAAAAACAGCAATACAAGATTACACACAAAATTCAGAAACAACTTTTGTTAATCAATTAAATACTTTTATAGTAAATGCAGAAGAACGTATTTTAAAAGAAGTACAATTATCTGTGTTTAGAAAAAACTCAGAAGGATCTACAAGTGCAGGTAATCAATTTTTATCAAAACCCACTGATTTTTTAGCTCCGTATTCTTTAAGTGTGAAAAACGGTTCTAACGTAGAGTTTTTGTTGTATAAACAAGTTACTTTTTTACAAGATTATAACCCAGATAGTACCTCTACAGGTATGCCTGGGTATTATGCTGATTGGAACGACACAACATTTTTATTGTCACCTCCTCCTACAGGAGCTTATGATATGCAATTGCATTATTTTTATCGTCCTGACTCTATAACTACAGTTGCTAGTGGAGAAACATGGCTAGGCACAAACGCTTCTTTAGCTTTATTATATGGTTCTTTAGTTGAAGCGTATACTTTTATGAAAGGTGAAGACAATTTGTTGAAACTTTATAATGATCGTTATATGGAATCGCTTAATTGGCTTAAAAATCTTGGTGAAGGAGAAAATACTAGAGATTCTTATCGTTATGATGACTTACGAAGGGATGTTCAATAATGTTTAAAGCTGATGGCAGTGGTGATATAGGCAATGTAACAGTTATGACTTCAGATAACGGAGGTCATAGTCCGGAACAAATAGCTGAATTAGCTTTAAATAAAATTATAATGGTAAGTGAAAACGCTCCGCCTGTCATACGGGATCAAGCGATAGCGCACAGAGAAAAGTTGAGAGAAATTCTTATTTATTATATGAATAAGATGGCGCAAAGTGAAAGAACAACGCTTTGGGCATTGTTTAATAAACAAGGTCATGGTGATATGGCCGAAATCATAAGGAGATTATAATATGGCCATAGCACAAGCAATGACCGGTAGTTATAAAAAAGAAATAACCGCAGGCATACACTATTGGACAAGTCATTCGCGTACAGGATCTTCAGTAATTAATGCAGATTCTTATTATATTGCGATGTTTACAGCTAGTAGAACAGATGCTAATCAAGATTTAACAGGTTATACAGCTACTAATGAAGTTACAGATAGTGGCGGCGTTTATGCAGCAGGTGGAAAAGCTTTAACAAGTGTAACATTAGGATTAGCAGATAATTCAGGTGGAGCAGCAACGGCTTTTTTAGACTTTGCTGATACAACCTGGGCTTCTTCTACTATTAGTAATGCTAGATGCGCTTTAATTTATAATTACACATTAAGTACAGCAGGAACAGGTGGTACAACAGGACATGCTGCAAAACCTTCTGTTTGTGTGTTAGATTTTGGTGGTAACAAATCTTCAAGTAGTGGAGATTTTACTATTCAGTATCCAACAAACGATGCAAATAATGCGGTAATTAGAATAGCATAAGATGTCAACAGTTACCTATACTGTTACTGTTGCCAGTGCAGGTGGTGGTAACAAATATTTTATTAATGGTAACCAACAAGCCCATTTAAATTTATTTGAAGGGGTAACGTATAAGTTCGACCAATCCGATAGTTCTAATGGTAGTCATCCTTTACGGTTTTCTACTACTTCTGACGGAACACATAGCGGAGGTTCTGAATACACTACTAATGTAACAACTGCTGGTACACCAGGAAGTTCAGGAGCCTACACACAAATAGTAATAGGAGGATCTACTCCTGATTTATATTATTATTGTACTAATCACTCAGGAATGGGCGGAAGTGTAACAACTGAAGGTACTTTAAATGCTGGTTGGGGACGTTCTACATGGGGAAGTGGTCCTTGGAGTGAAGCATTTTCTCCTGTAACAGTTTCTGCAAGTAGTGTAAGCGCAGCCAGTGCTATTGGTAGTCCTACTATTACGGCAGCGCAATCTATAACAGTTTCTGTAACAGGTGTTACAGCAGATGTATTCCCTGAAGGAGGTTGGGGAAGACATGCTTGGGGAAGTGGAGGTTGGAGTACGCCTATTGGTGTAACTGTAATTCAAGGTACAGGAACATCTGTTAGTGCTACCGCTTTATTAATGTCTAGTTCTATTTCTAGTGTAACAACTATTGAAGGTGGCGGAATTACAATAGGTGTTAGCTCTGGAGTTGAAGCCATAGGCCAAACAGGAACGGCACTTGTTAGACAAGAATTAGTGTCGGTTACAAGTGTAAGTGCGACAGCCACAGTAGCTAGTGTTCAAACAGGTTTAGGATTTGGAGTTACTGCTGTTACAGCAGCAGCGGGTATAGGTTCTGTAAGTATAACCGAAGGAACAGGTGTTACGGTTACAGCTACCTCTGTAAGTGCTGCATCTACAATAAATAGTGTATCTGTAGTAGAAGGTAGCGGCATAACAACTACGGTATCTAGTGTTCTTACAACATCCCATATTGGCACTGTTAACGTTCCTGATGTATTAATAAGTGTAACAGGAGTAAGTGCGCAAGGTTTAGTAAGTACACCAACAGTTTGGTCCGAAATTATTCCAGGTCAAAATGCAGGTTGGACAGAAATAACAGATACGCAATCTCCAGGTTGGACAGAAATAGCAGCATAGGAGAATAAAATGGCTTCAACATTTTCAACAAATTATGGTATTGAAAAAATTACCACAGGAGAACAGTCAGGTACCTGGGGAACAACAACAAATTATAACGTAGATATATTAGATAGAATAGCGTCTTATGTTTCAGTAGCATTATCAGATGCTTCTACAGCTACTTTAACTGTAAGAGCAGGCTCTCCTACTGATGGAGCTAATAATGTTCAAAATGGTATGTATAGAGTTATTAAATTTACCGGAACTTTAAGTCAAAATTGTACGATAACTATAGCACCAGCAACGACAACAGCGTTTTTTATGATTCAAAATGCTACTACTGGTGGTTATAGTATTCTTATGTCTCAAGGAAGTGGGGCAGCAAAAGTAACAGTAGCTAGTACCAAAGCGCAAATAATATATGCAGATGGTAGTGACGAAGTAATTTCTATTTCCGATAAGTTAGATATGGAAAATTTTGATAACATTTCTATTTCTGGCAACACTATTTCAAGTACAAATACTAATGGTGACATTAATATTGCTCCAAATGGTACAGGTGATGTAGTTTTAGATACAGATTTAACTAAATTAGGCGGAGGTTCTGAAGCAGGAGTTATTTCTTCTAATGGAGCTTATGATTTAACATTAGAAACTAATAGTGGAACAAACTCTGGCCTTATAACTATTACAGATGGCGTAAATGGAAATATTTCTTTAGCTCCTAACGGAACAGGAGAAATATCAGTAGGAAGTGGCGCGGCTTCAGGTAAAATATCATCTAGTGGAGCTTTTGATCTTGAATTGGACACTAACGGCGGGACAAATTCTGGAAGCATTAAAATTACAGATGCAGCAGATGGAGCTATTACTTTAGCACCAAACGGAACAGGTGAAGTAACTATAGGAAGTGGCGCGGCTTCTGGTAAAATTACCTCAAATGGAGCTTATGACCTTGAATTAGACACTAATAGCGGGACAAATTCAGGCTCAATAAAAATTACAGATGGAGCTAATGGCGATATTACTATAGCAACCAATGGAACAGGTGCTGTTGACCTTTCGGATGATGTAGTAAAACAAGCACAAATGAAAGATTATGCAGAAACCGTTTATGCTAATGGTTCTAAAACAGGAGCATTTGATTTAGATTTAACAAATGGTAATGTTCAATCATTTACTGTAGGTAGCGGAACATTTAATGTGGGAATTACAAACTCTTTAGCAAGTCAATCTAATTCTTTAACTCTTATTATTACAAATGGTGGTGCTGGTACAGTTACATTTAAAGCAGGAGCTCATGGAGGTGGAGGAAACTCTGCTAAATGGGCAGGAGGCACTGCACCTACGTTAACAACTTCTGGGGTCGATGTATTAACTTTTACAACTTTTGATGGCGGATCTAATTTTTATGGATTTGCTGCAGGATTGGCGATGGCATAATGAGTTTAGGAGCTAACAAACAAGCATTAATGGGTGCTGCTGGTTCAGGTGGTGCAGCTGATAATTTTTATGACTATCAAATAGCAAAGAGTGTTCGTATACCAGCACCTAGTAGTACATCATCAAATAATGGTAGATTAACAAGAACATTTAGTACTGTTGATTCTAGTGTGCATTGGACTTTAAACTTTTGGATAAAAAGATCAGCAATAGAAGGAAACAATCCTGTTTCAAGTGCTAGAGCTTTAAATATGTTTACTCCTAGAAGTGGTACAAGTGGTTCTGTTTTACAAGAATTTGTATTTAGTTCTTCAGGTTCTCTTGGAGCTGGAGATGCTTTAATGATTACAAATACAAATAGTGGTAATATAGTTTTAAGTACAGATAATTTATTTCGTGATACTTCTGCATGGTACAATATTCATATACAAGCAGACCTTGATAATGGAACAAATGGTGAAAGATTAAAATTTTTTATTAATGGAACAGAAGCTAGTTACAATACAGATAATAGAGGTTCTTATACTTCTTTACCGGGAATTACTGCTGGTGCTTGGACAATAGGAGATTATTATGGTTATGGTTATCCTATTCAAAGTTACCTAGCACAATGGGCATATGTTGATGGAAGCACATTAGCTCCTACTGTTTTTTCAGAAGAAAAAAATGGAGTTTGGATTCCTAAGGATTTAAGTAGTGGTATTACTTGGGGAAGTGCAGGGCATCTTTTAGATTTTGCAGATTCTTCAGCATTAGGTAATGATGTATCAGGAAACAATAATGATTGGACAACATCAAATATAGATACACACGATCAAATGCTAGACTCTCCAACCTTTGGAAGTAGTTCTACTGGTAATTGTTGTACTTTAAATCCTTTAACTGAACAAAGTGGTCTTACTATTACTGAAAACAACTTAAAAATGAGTCGTAGTTCAGCAGGAAATGTAGCTATTCCTGCAACTATGGGTGCTTCTACAGGAAAATATTATTTTGAAGTATATTGGAATAATGACACAACAGTTGGAAATTATGCTTGGGGTTTTGTTGAGCCAGAAAGTACACTATTTGGTAATGATACTGCTATACAAATTCCTGACACATACAATTTACGAGTCAATTCTGGTAATGCTTATATTAATGGTGCAGGTGTTATTACTATGAATGGCACAACTCCTACTACAGGCACAATTATAGGAATAGCAATAGATTTTGATAATGGTAAAATATTTTATGGTCAAGATGGAGGTTCTAGTTCCAGAGCTATGAACTGGAATAATTCAAATACGGGTACGGGTGTTCCTCAATCTGGAACAAATCCAGCCCAAACATTTACTGCTGGCAGTATTACTCTTATTCCTGCTTTTAGTATATCTTCTATAGGTGATACTAATTGGATATTAAATTTTGGACAGTCATCAGCTTTTTCTGGAGCTCTCACCAGTCAAGGGAATGCAGATGGCAATGGTCAAGGAGATTTTTATTATTCTCCACCTTCAGGTTTTACATGTTGGTCAGCAGGAGGATTATCAATGGATGCAAATGTAGATCCTGCACAGACTGACGATAATTATCCGCAAAAACAATTTAATATGTTACAATACACAGGTAATGGTAGTGAAAGAACATTAACTACTCAATTTCAAATAGACATGGGTTGGAATAGATCAACAATACAAGCTCAAAATTGGTACGCACTAGATACAAGTAGAGGATGGTTTGGAGCTAGTTCTAATAATAAATACTTATCAATGAATTTAGTTGACCAAGAAGCAACATTTCCACAATACAATTTTAAAGCTCAGAGTGGTAATGATGTTACTATAACAGGTGGCTCATGGTTAAATTCTACTGGTCATACACAACAAATGTGGTATTGGAAAGGTAATGGAGGAACAACTACAACTCCAAGTGGAGGAACTTTAGCAACTACTGTTCAAGCAAATACTGATGCAGGGTTTTCTATAGTTCAATATACAGGTGATGGAGGTACAAGTAATTTTACATTAGCTCATGGTCTGGGTAAAAAACCAAATATGGTATTACTAAAAGACAGAAGTAATAATGGTAATAACCAACAATGGCATGTTTTTATGATTGATGCTGGTTCTATTCCAAATGAAAATTACTTTTATACCTCTTATGCTTCTACAGGAGGAACATCTACTAATGGAACTATAAATAGTAGTACCACTACAACTACTGTATTAGGAATGAGTAGAACAAGTGCTATAGGTGGTGGAATGAGTATATCTCAAAGTGGTCATAATTTTCTTATGTATGTCTTTGCAAATATAGAAGGCTATTCTAAATATGATATGTATGTTGGAAATAATTCTAATGATGGTACATTTGTTTATACTGGATTTAAACCAGCTTTTATATTGATCAAAGATTTTGATAGTGCTAATTCTTGGAGAACATTTGACGCTATAAATGATCCTTTTAATCCAGCTTATCATTGGATGGTATTAGACGGTAGTATTACTGCTATAAATACTTCTGATAGAACTACTGATGTAGATTTCCTTAGCAATGGATTCAAAATTAGAGGTGATTCAAATTCAATCAATGGTACTGATGGTAATAAATATGTGTATATGGCGTGGGGATCTAATCCCTTTAAATATGCAGTAGCTAGGTGATTAACAAAGGAGAAAAATAATGTGGGCATTAGTAGACGACTCAAATAAAATAACAAATGTTTATGGAGAGTTTCCTCCGAAAATTACCATAAACAATAGGAATTATGATAAAGCAGAATTAAAGGCTATGTCTGATTCTGATAAATTATCAATAAAAATATATCCTGTTACAGCAGCAGCAAAATTAGATGATAAATATTATGTTTCTAATGATCCAACTTATGCAGTTGATGGAAATAAAGTAGTTGAAACAATAACAAAATCTGCGGATAGAAAACTAGCTGATGAAGATGCTAAGGATGAAGAAGGTAATCAACTTTTACATGATGATGGTTCTAAAGTTATTAATTACGGATTAAAAACTACTGCTAAAAATAAAGCAACAACTGATGCTAATGGATTATTAAAAGGGTTTAACTGGCTAATACAACGAAAAGTTACTGCTGATACGGCAATTCCTTCAGCTGTAGTTACATATATGGCATCAATAAGAACCGACCATAAGGCAATATGTGATGCTATTGATGGAGCATCTGATATAGCAGCATTTATTGCATTGCATACAGATACCTTTAAAGGTGATGGTACAGTAGATGTTGTGGCTCGTGTTAATCGTTGGACTACAGATGCAAATGTAAAAAGTTATAGGAGATAAGTAATGGCTTGGTTTAAAAAGCTATTTGAAAAAGTATTTGGAGCGCGATGTCAGTGTGCTCCTACGGTGGCTCCTAAACGCAAAAGAGGTCGCCCTAGAAAAATTAATGTAGGGAGTTAACAGTGCCTTTAGCGCGTATAGTATTTAAGCCAGGCGTTAATCGAGAAACTACTTCGTATGGTAGTGAAAACGGTTGGTATGATTCTGATCTTATTCGATTTCGTAAAGGTCGCCCAGAGAAAATGGGCGGATGGTCACGTTTAAGTAGTACCTCTTTTCAAGGGACAGGCCGTTCTTTGCATGTATGGGCAGCGTTAGATAACTCGCAATTTATGGGTTTAGGTACTGAGTTTAAATTTTATATAGAACAAGGTGGTGGTTATAATGATATTACACCTGTTCGTAAAACAGTTACATTAGGAACAAATCCTTTTTTAAGTACATCAGGAAATGGTATTATTACAGTTACAGATATTGCACATGGTGCTGTAGTTAATGATTTTGTAACGTACAGCGGAGCAACTGCTTTTGATGGTTTAACAACCTCAGATTTAAATAAAGAACAACAAATTACCCAGGTTATAGATGCAAACACTTATAAGGTAAACACAGGTGGTTCTGCAAGTAGTGGTTCTGCAAATGGTGGTGGTTCTTCTATTTCAGCTGAATATCAAATAAACACAGGATTAAACACTGTGGTGTCAGGAACAGGGTTTGGAGCAGGGTTTTGGGGCGGAGTAACTTCAAGTTATGCAGCTACTACTTTATCGTTAGGTATATCTGATTCTGCAACATCTATTCCGTTAACAAGTGCTACAAGTTTTGAAGAAGCCGCTACTACATTAAGTGCTGACATCACGGTATACAGTACCTCTGTAAGTGTAAGTAATGGTTCTGTTTTACCCGTAAAGGGAACTATTAAAGTTAATAGTGAATATATCCGATATGGTACAAAAAATGGTAACATTTTAGGAAGTTTAACAAGAAACTCTGATGGCTCTACTATAGCAGGGCATACAGCAGGAGATACTGTTACTTTTGTAGGACTTATAAATATAGAAGATGAGCTTATACTGTATACAGGAAAGACAGGAAATAATTTAGACGCTGGAGTTGTACGTGGAGTGCGTAGTACCTCACCTGTTTCGCATACTAGCGGTCAAGTAGTAAAAGAAGCTAATGATTTTGTAGGATGGGGCGATCCTGCGGATACAACCGCTTCAACAGGACAAAATATTAGATTGTGGTCACAAGACAATTGGGGCGAAGATTTAGCTTTTAGTGTGTACGATGGTACACCGTATTATTGGGATAAATCTTTAGGTTTAACATCAAGAGCTACATCTTTAGCTACGCAAAGTGGAGCGTCAGATTGTCCTACTATAACGCGACGCATAATGGTGTCTGGCGCGGACAGACATTTAATAGCTTTTGCTTGTAATGCTCAAGGCGAAACTGATCAAGATTTATTATTGGTGCGATGGTCTTCTCAAGAAGCACCGTTTGATTGGACACCTACAGCCACTAATACAGCTGGCGCGCAACGTATATCTTCTGGTTCTGAAATTATATCAGCACAAAAAACTAGACAAGAAATATTAATTTGGACAGACGCAAACTTACACGCTATGCGATTTGTAGGACCGCCTTTAACATTTGGTTTTACATTACTAGCGAGTAACGTATCTATAGTAGGTCCTAATGCGGTTACGACTGTAGGCGATCGTGTGTTCTGGATGGACAGAGAAAACTTCTATGCTTACACAGGTCGAATAGAAATAATACCATGCACAGTATTACGTTATGTGTTTGATGATATTAATCTTAATCAAAGCTTTAAGTTTTTTGCAGCTTCTAATCGTATGTTCGACGAAGTGTTTTGGTTTTATGTATCTTCAGGATCTACAGAAATAGATCGTTATGCTAAATACAATTATACAGAAGGCACCTGGGACATAGGAACTATGGTGCGTACAGCTTGGGTAGATTACAGTATTCATGATAATCCAAGAGCGGCAGGCACCGCAAATGGTAATGAATACATCTATATACAAGAAACCGGAACTGATGCTGATGGAGAAGCGATGAATTCCTATATTCAATCAGCTGATTTTGATTTAGGCGATGGTAATGAATTTATGTTTATTAACAGACTTATTCCTGATGTAGATTTAACAGGCACAGGAGCTACAGTTGATTATGTTGTTAAAACACGTAATTTTCCAGGAAGTGCTTTAGATACAAACTCTACAAGTGCTGTTACATCTTCAACAGATCAAAATTTTTTACGAGCGCGTTCACGTCAAGCAGTTATTCGTATACAAAGTACAACAACCGATGTAGCATGGACACTAGGTGACTTACGATTAGACATACGACCAGATGGGAGACGTTAATGCCTTTTAAATCAAAGAAACAAGAAACGTATTTAAAAATTAATGAGCCTAAAGTTTATAAGAAATGGAAAAGAGATTATGACAAAGGCGGAGTAAATCTTCAAATTCCAGGAGGAAATCTTAACATGACAGAAAGCGATGTTACAGCTACAATGGAAGATGGTCCTACATGGGCACAGCTAAATAAACCTTTTAAAGGCGATGCGTCTGTTTTAATAGAACAAGAACTAGATGTTAGTGATGATGGACGCGTTTCATTAAAAGCTTGGGACAGAGAAGGTACTGGCGGAGCTGGAGCAGAACTAACTTTTCAAAATGAAAATTTAAGGATAACTGGCGGTAGAAGTAATAAAGAAAATTATGTAGGCGTTGAAGGACGTATTCCATTTAATGAAGGCGGTATGGCAGGGTGTCCTATGGACGGAGCGGTAATGAAAGGTGGCACAAAAATTAAACCTGATCGTTATAAAAATGGAAAGAAGGAAGTTTAATGGCACGTTTATTAAACAGTAGTTTTGCAGATGCACCTGAACCTTATGACTCTATTGCGTGGCAGAGAATACTAAGAGATATTGAAATGGCCTTAACTTCTAAGGAAATGCCTGAAGTTATAGAAGGACAAGATGATTCCCGTTCAGTGATTTGGTTTATGGAATAAAATGGCAAATGCGTTTAAAAATATCGTTACAATACCTTCTGGCACGTCAGATACCATAATATATACATGCCCAACAGCAACTCAGGCTATTGTAAAAGTTATAAATGTGTATAATAGTCATAGTGGGAGTGTTG